CAGGCATGAACTAACCGTAATCTATATTATAGAAAGCGGTAGCAGCTGGGTGGGTGATGAGGTCACCAAACTGCGCAGATCCTATGAGTTCACAAAGCTCAAGGATTTCATAACCTGGCACATCATAGCGTGCAACTAGGGATTCAATTGGAATATAAACGCCGGCTCCGCCGACTGATTTGGCTTTATCGGCCATCAAGAGGTTGGCATACACAACCCCCGTCATTCTAACCTTTCGTTCACGTACAACGAATTTTTCAAATGAATCCCGTAAAATATGTGAGCCCCAATTACGCCGTCCAACAACAACGTCGCTCACATACTGTCTTGCTCGATCCAGATACGAACCACGGCCTGGCAAGTCACCCTTGTACATGCCAAAACCACGAAGGTCCACACCAAGGCCCATACACACTTCGAGTTCCCCATCAACATAGGTACACCAGTGTTTGAGAAATTGAAGTTTCTCAGGGCGATCACACTCTTGGATCTTAACAAGATAACCGGCGTCTTGTGCGGCGAGTACATATTGCCGCTTAAACTCAGCACGAGTAATGACACCGGGGTGAGGTACTCGGCGTTGCAGACACAACCCAATGAACAAATTTGCAAAATTGTTCGTTGTGGTTGTACCAGCAAACCCGGAGTACATCCGCATGGTGGTGAACTGATATTTGACGTTCTCCTTACCATGCTTGTTCCGGAACTTCAATGGTCTCCCAAGATAATTGAAGGCGCGATTAATCGCCTCATAATGATCATTGGGTGAACCATTCGTATTACTTAAGAAATTCCGGACTAAGTTCAACATTGAGGTGTAGTGAGATCCATCACATTGCCGTATGTCTCCGTTGAAGTATACAACTCCATCGGACATGACGCAGACACATTACAATCATCGGAAAAATAATTGTAATACACGGTGTCTGGGCTTGGCAACAACAGTTTACGAAAAGTTGCCCTCAAAACATCCTTATCGGGTGTCTTCACAAACTCAAACGTATACTGTCCAGTGACGTATTCACCGGCCATGGCCTCCTTAATGCTATCGAACACGTGGGCAGTTGCACCAGTGCGCATACTCCCAAGGTCGCCGATACCACGCTTCTTCCCGGAAGCAAGGAACTCACCACCCTTCAATTTAAACTCAACAGCCAATGTGTCTTCTAAGTCGTCGCGACCATACTCATGATTTAACACGTCCTGCGCAATCCGTAGCTGGCGCTTAGCGTGTGGTTTAAACAACCATTCTGGGTACGACTCACTGAAGTGTTTACGTTCAATGCGTGATTCAAAATATGACTTATATTTACACAATGCAGCACGTAAATGTCTCCCGAGTCGTGCCTGATTAGATATAAGGCGCTCGTTGAGACCAATTACGGTGGGTTCGCGCAAAGCGATCATACGACTAATCGCAGCGCGATGCTCATCAGCTCCGGAACCAGGCATGTTATATGGTAATGCAAAACTAGGTCCGAAGCTGGAAACGTACTCCTTACAATAATCCATGGGCTTCACAATAAATTTTGGCGTGAAGTCATCATGGACCATGCCACTACGAAGTAATCTCACACGACAAGCAGAAGTGAGAACATTAACATCGCATGGCTTTGGGGCAAACGAAAAACTTGGTGTCAGCTTGAATATCCCAACATATCCAGCCCCAACGCCGACACCAAGATTCATGTATCAGCCGAATGGTGACACGGTGGGTCTCCTAACGACCCCCGTGTCAACCATCAGGCTGACCTGCAAAGACCGAAGTCTATGCAACGCTAATTTGACACTCTCATTCACAACCCGATCGGACAACGGTCCAGCAGGCGTCACGAATTTTGTTGCACGTTCCTTGGCGGCATGACCCATGCGGTGCGCTGTTCCGATAACAGCAGCATCACTAGTCCAAAATTCCCTCACCATCAGCTCGGTGAGTTCAATGCAAACCGCATCTGCATAGCAGAACTTGGTGTGAGCATATGAATGAGTGTTCAAATCTGTTCGCTCCTTAGACAGTGGTATGACATCGTCCATGTCACACACTGAATTAATGTCAGGAGGGAACCAAATGGACCACCAGCGGACACACACATAATAAACCTTATTATACAAAGGTCGGTGGGTGTAAAACACGATTGCATGAACCACAAGAGCAACCGCATAGCTGGGATCGAAAGCGACACGATATATGTCACCAGCCCATAAAATGGTGAGACATATAATAAAACACCAATAGACGCGTGTAGGGTTTAAATACAAATTACCAATATATAATGATAATAACAACATCACTGTTAAAATCATATCATATGGATGTAAGAAAACCCTGACATACAATAACTGCGTCCAAAGCCAATACAAAAAGGCTATCACAACACAAAAATGGTCGAACCATGGAGGAACGAACGGAGTCCTTAGTGTGGGCAAAAGTTTATTGCTCAACACGACCTCTTTGGGAGCATCTCCATCCGGTTCGGCTATCAACAATGGTACATCGGCGTTATTTACAGGTTCCACAACTTCGCGAAGGTTGGGAACGTTGGGGGGAATGACTGGAGCATCGACGTCACCAGCGCCGTCTTTCTCTTCCTCATCATCCCGATTGCCACCCCCAAACAAATCTATATGTACAAAATCTGGGTTGACAACATGTCCTAACGGGGCATCGACAATGTCAATGCCCGGGAGTGCCTTGACCCCCGCGGGTCTGGGTAATGGCACAAAACCAGGACCATTGCGCTTCTTGTTTACGGGGCGCTGGTGCTGGTGGTTGCGTGCCTCTTTGGCGGCACGCTGCTGGGGTACATACAGAACGAGGTCATTGGAGACAAAAGTGGGGGCATCAGAATTGATGCCACCAAGTTGCTCCAAGGCGTTGTCTATAGTACCCTTCTTAGTTGGACGGGATTTCCCCGTCTTATGCATCCCCACGGCACGAACTTGTGGTAAGGCCTGGGGACGGGCTACTCTTGAGTGTAGATTACTGCTAGTGAATTTCGACATGGGCGGGGCGTAGGGATTTTCACCTCTATCTGGGGGCTACCCTGAAAAAAAAAGAACGTTTTTAGGAAAACGAACAAATCGTAATGGGCCATTACATCGGTGCAACCGATTATTTCAACAGCTTGCACTGAATGAACTTCCAAAAATGGCAATCCGGTAAGTTATTCCGGAAGTCGAGTATATGATGCCTTAGCCCTACACAACCGCTGTACATTGCTAGTTGTGTTGCTCTTCAGGCGGTGCCGGTTTGCGAATGGGTCACCTATACCTTTGCTTCAACACAGTCCATTAAAAGGCGTAAAAAGGACGGAGAATTAATTATTTATTTAATACCTTTGCTTCAACACAGTCCATTAAAAGGCGTAAAAAGGACGGAGAATTAATTATTTATTTAATGTAATACAAACAATATCAAGCCAGCTAAAACTGACGACACGATCAACAATATCAGGGTGTGGATATCGGTCCAACACTCCAGAACAATAGGAGGGTCTTTTATATCATCATGCCCGCAAAACTCTTAAGGAAATTGGAGTTGCGGGCTAGATACTTGACACCGTTGACAGCGAGTTTGCCGATAGCTTGTTCCACATCCATAGTGGAACCAAGATGTGGGAGTGAGGCACCCGAAGGGACTAGCGATCCTGCGACGCCATTAGCCAACACGGGGGATCCTTCAAGGTGGACAATGTGCTCGATCTGAAACACATTGGAGCTCACTGGCAAGCCCTCAGCCCAAACGAGAATTGCACACGCACCATTACAACGGGTTAAGTCTTTGTACCCACCCTGCCCAGTGGCAAAAGCGCTACTTTCAACAATATCATCGGCTTCCTGATAACCGGCGGCGTTCACAAAACCAACAGGTGCTGTACTCTTGAAAGTATAATAGGCGGAATTTACAACATTATTGCAAATCTGTAAATCACCCTGTAATATATCAGAAATGCCAATCTCAACAGCACTGGGTAAATTGATAAAATTTGACCCAAACAAAGCGGTGTAAGGATACCCACCGGTCATGGAAGGGATGATATTGGAATCTGGAGCAGTAGCACCGGTTTGGATAAGCACATCATACGATGGCATAGTGTCGGCCAATGGAATTTGGGCATAATAAAAGCGCCCTGTTGCGGACAACTCTGGCTGGAGATTAGTAATCTTAATCCCCTGAGAAACGACACGATAGTCAGTGAAGACATTCTTGAGCAAACCAGGCGCTGTAGCACCAAAAATATGGCTAGTAAACCCAGACGCGGTCAATGGCGCCATACCAGTATTCACCTGGAGTATGCACGGTGAGGCCGCGTAGGAATACGTGGAATCAAGCATAGTAACAACCGGGTTCGGAAAGAACACTGCGCCCGCAGTGCCCGCAGCTGTTGAGGTGAAAACGGAGGTAGAGTGGGCATGGTAAGTCGCCGTGGGGAAAAAGTACGGATCAGGTACCCGGCAACCCATACTTGAGGGCGCAAATGGAGCAGTCAACGCCTGTGCAAACTGTACGGACTTTGAAATGGATGCGACCCGTGGTTGCTTAATGGGGAGAGCACGTGAGCCAGACGAACTTGGCATGATTTCCTTCACGCGGGAAAAGCGCGCCGATTTCTCTTGCTGGCGAAGCTTGGCAACTAAATTTTTATTCCGCTTTTGTTGCTCTACTGCGGAGGTCTTACGTTGATTCTTAGCAATTCGGTTAAAACCTTTGAGAATTCATGGTGCCCCATAGAAAACGTAACCACGGCATGGTGACCTTCGGGCTGATAAGTCGCCCCGGATGAGAACTGGAGTAATTGGAACGCGAATCGAATTAAAAAGCGTTTTTGTTTCGCCCCACCCAGACGCATATGGTATAAATGCCCGGTTGCCACCAAGCTATAATAAACCCACATTTGTCTTCCCACTTTTGTTGACAATTGAATCAGTCGGGATATTTCACAACCGCACATACACACATATGGCTTAAACACGGTTGCGGAGCTGAATCGGATTTATGAGCTCGCATGTCTAGCTTACTAGTATAACCTGCTAACCCGTGACACCCAACGTCTGCGTGGCGCTCCACACGCAGCCCCAAAATGGAACGTGCCAATCGATACTGATTGCAACACGCATACGACCCGTACTATTAGTTCGACGGATCAATCCCCCTATCACAGGGATCCAGCTTCTACAAAGTAAGGCACTTGCCGCTCTATGCGTAAAATCTTGC